TAGGTAGAAGTTTTGATAAGTTACTATCCGAAGAAGCCGCTGCACGAAAGGGAGCAGATATACGTAAAGCTTATGTTGCTGCCATTCCGGGTCTTGCGGAGCTGCTACAGGCTTGTAAGAAGTGTAGTACGAGAGGTTATGCAGTGTCCATCGACAGTCGTCGTATCAGCGTGGACAAAGGGCACAAGTTTCTCAATTACCTCTTACAGGGATCAGCAGCGTCAATCGCCAAAAGATGGATGGTCATTGTAGATCAATGCATACCAGCTGACGGCCACCAACTATCATTCGTACATGATGAACTAAACTACGAATGTTACCCCAAAGATGCCGATGAATTGGCACAATGGCTAGAGCTTGCAGCCAAAATGGCAGGCGAACATTACCGTCTAAGATGCCCTATCGCAGCTGAAGCTAAGATTGGCAAGACTTGGGCTGACGTACACTAACCACCAATGAATTTATTAATAGATGCAGACTACATAGTATACAAATGCTGTGCAGCCTGCGAAACAGAGATAGACTATGGAGAGGACGTTATATTCGTTACATCAAACTACAGTGACGCATATAAAGCCGTAACCAGAGATATATCAAACATACAACAACAGTTCGGCAACTTTGCCACACCAATACTATTTTTTAGTGACTCTAAGAATTTTAGGAAAAAAATTTCCCCAGATTACAAGGGTCATCGAAATAGAAAAAAGCCCTGCGGATACAAACGTGTCATACGAAATCTAAGGATACAGTATGAAGTGATTGTGATGAAAGAGCTTGAAGCTGACGATGCCATGGGTATCTACGCTACTGCACACCCCGGTAACACCATCGTCTCACCTGATAAAGATATGAGACAGATCCCCGGCAAACTATACAACCTGACCGACACTACAACTATCACTGCTGAAGAGGGTGCTAAGTGGCACATGATTCAGACGCTAGCAGGCGACCAGACTGATGGGTACAGCGGTGTCCCCGGTATCGGAGTGAAGAGAGCCGAAACTCTTTTCAACAAAGAAGGCTACAACTGGTCTACAGTTGTCAAGGCGTTTACAGATAAGGGATTGACAGAAGACGATGCTTTACTCAACGCTAGGTTAGCCAGAATACTCACAGTAAATGACTATGATACCAAAAGACAAGAACCAATTCTCTGGACACCAGTTCCCTCTGCCATTGACAACGGAACAGGACTTCAAGATGAGAGTAATTGAAGACAATATACGTAAGAATTATGACAAGAAGGAAGATATAATCACTGTCTTCCTTGCTTTACAAAGACAGAACTTTGCACTGTCCAACGCATTGAAAAAACTATTAGAAAACGCAGTAATTATTTAAATGTCTAACTTAATCTCCCGTACTGGCAGGGTTGAGTCTTGGATAGAAGATCCTACATCAAGACTACCCGTGTCATGCACAACCTTCGTTGTTGAAGACAGCATGGAAGGTCCAAACGGCATTGAAGCTAGCTGGAGGTTCGCAAGCCATGCACTAAGATTTGGTGCAGGGTGTGCAATCCACCTATCTAAGCTTAGACCAGCCGGATCAACAAACGACAAAGGACTTGTGGCTACCGGCCCAGTCAGCTTTGGTAAAATTTACTCTGCTCTCAACGAGATACTTCGTAGAGGTGGAGCCTATAAAAATGGTGCTATAGTATTGCACCTTGACCTATGCCACCCAGATGTGGTAGAATTTATAACAGCTTCCAGAACAGCTCTCCCTTGGGTCAAGAGATGTGTCGACATTGATGAAGACATGTGGAAGTTTGCTAATCAAACTACAAAGGATGCCTTAATATATGGAATCAAATCAGGAGACGTCTGGCTCAATAAAATCAGACACACAGAAACCGGGGAGCGTATCTATGGAAACGTCTGTCTTGAAGTATACTTGCCCTCACGTGGAACTTGCTTGTTACAGCATGTCAATCTCGGTGCCTGTACACTCGACAACCTACAAGAGGCTTTCGTATCAGGCATGTCCGAGTTGTGTAATCTCCATGGCCGGACAGGTGTTGGAGAATCTGGAGAATACCTTGCCCCAGAAGTCGACAGACAAGTTGGGCTTGGAGTGCTCGGTCTTGCCAACCTCCTCAGACGTTACGGAATAAGTTACGAAGACTTTGGAGAAGCACTCAGGCTAGTTAACAAAGGATTCTCTGCTAACAATGAAGCAGGGATGTTAGCTTGGGCACTAAACAATGCTATCTTTGAGTCAGCTCAAATAGCAAGAGATAATGATATGGTAAGGGCGTTCGCTATTGCACCCACTGCCAGTTGCAGCTATCGCAGTAAAGACCTAGACGGCTTTACATGCACACCCGAGATAGCACCACCA